TCCTCGCGTTTGAAGGGTTTGAGTTTAGCCTCCGCGATTTCCTCGCGGACGGCTAGTCTGTCGACGGTATTGTTGTCTTCGTGTTTTCTGGCGGTTGCCTGTCGTGCTCCTTTAAGTCGCTGGAGAGTTTTTTCGTCAAGCTGGTTGTCGTAGTAGCGGGGTGGTCGGGATTTGTGCCCGTTGATGTCGACGACGTAATCATGAGGATAAACGTCGGATTTAAACTGTTGCACCCAGCCGTGGCCGACGCCAGGACGACGAGACATAGTGATGTAAGGAGGGAAGCGGTCCCCGAAGATTTCGCCGGTTTGCTCATCTGTGTGGGCCTCGTAGACTTCGGCCGCGGGGCCGGTTTGTTTGCCGACAATGTAGCGAGCGCAATATGCGGCTGACTCGAATGTGACGGAGCCGATAACAGAGGCTCCGAGGGGCCAGAGTTTTTCGAGTGTAGGAGAGCGGTAAAGAAGATGTTCGCTTCTAGAAGCTTTTTTGAAGACGTATTTATCGGAGAAGTTAAGTCCGAATAGTAAGGCGTGGTAATGCGGGCGTTGTGTGGTTTCGCCGTATTCCCCGCAGTGGAAAAAGCGGATCCCAGACCCATAGTGTTTCCGAACACGTTTCATGAAGAGTTGGAAATCCCGCAGGACGAGCGTGCCGCCTGGGGGTAAGTGTTCGTCCGAGTACGATAGCGTGATGAATGAATTGTCTGGATGGAGTGATGCTTCGTGGACGCACCGGACTGCCCACTGGCGTGAGCGCTCGAGACGGCAGCCGATGCACTGTCCACATGGAAGCGTGACCTTGAGATCGCCGAAGCCCTTTGAGGCGTTGAAGACGATCCCGCGCTTGCCCGAGGGGCCGATGTCGCGGGACCGATAGGCGGTCAAGGGGTGATAGCAGGCCATGTAATGCCCTGACCTGGTGAAAGGCTATAGGCGGATACCGCCGCGCATTGGACCAGACCAGTGGTTTTTGCGATGGGTGCCCGCGTTGCGGGAGAAGTGCTTTCTAGAGCCTGACCGGCTCATGCTGGACCTTCGCATAGTAGGACCTCCGAGGGGGGTTAGAGGGGCCTGGAGCGGCCCCTGAGAGAGACAGGATGCCTTCCGGTATCGGCACCTGTCAAGTGAGTGACTGAGTGTCACTGAGGACAGTTGAGATCAAGTAGAGGAACTGTCCTGTGATGGTTCGTGGGGGTTTTCGGGGGCCTTCGGCCTGGATGCAGCTTCCCCCATCGCGCTACGGCGCTCCGGGGGAACCTGCATTCCCTCACCCGAACCGAATTGGCAGCGTGGTTGAGTTGAAGATTGAGGAGTGAGGCTGCCGGGTTGAGATTTTGCTTGAGGGGGTTGGCCTAAGCGGACCAACCCCCCCGTGCCCCCCCAAGGGGGGGTCAAGGAAGGAAGAGGCATTCGAGGGGATGAGGCGTTGAAGCCTGTGGTAGCTGACGAGCCTTAGCTGCACGTCTAGCCGAAGGGGGGGAACCCCCTTCACCCCCCGGTTAGCTTTCGCGTTTAATCACGTGCGCATACCGGGGGGTTATTGGTTTCGGCTATTTCTTGAGAGGTTTGCTAGGCGTCAGGCATGTTTTTGTTTCGAGAAGGAGTTGTTGAAAGAGTTGTTCCTGGGAGGAGGGAGAGCCCATTGCCCAGATTTGCCAGTTGGCTAAGAGGAGCAATGAAGCCAGAATTATCATCGAAGGAAGCTGCCCGGAACAGCGTATAGTCCGCGGGGTTGGCCGCGAACCGGTGGTTGGGGGTTCCGAGAGCCTGGGAGAACGACCGAATTGCTGCGCCATCGGATCTTTCGATGAAGGGGGGGAGGAAGGCATCTGCGGGACCGTCATGGACGATGTAAAGATGCAGGATCATGATTTCACCTTGTCGTGGAGGGAAGTGATTTTGATCGCGAGTTCGCGAAGATTGTGCGCCTCTTGGCGGAAGCCTCGGGCGATGTCTTCGCTGGCAGTGTTTTTTGCGGCCCGCATGTGAGCCTTATAGGTTACGTCGATGAGTGCGAGAAGAGTTGTTTTTTCTGTTGGGTTTAGCATGTTTTTTCCTCTGTTTAGGTTGTGGGGAAGAGTAGTGGGAGGAGCATAGGAAAAAGAAAAGGCCCCGGTCAAGGGGCCTTTTGTAGTTTACGCCGGGGGAGGCGTTGTAGGCGGCGGAGGGGCCGCCGCTGTTGGGGGCTGTGGTTTGGCTAGCCCCATTTCGATCATGGCCGGCAGGTTGGCCTTATCCCCGACAAAGTCGAGGAATTTGCCAGGATCGTTTTGGAACTGTGTTCGGATTTTCGCGGGGAGAGTTAAGAACATTGCGTTAGCCGCGATGACGCGATTTTGCGCGTCATGGTATTCCGGGCAGTCCGTGAAGTCTCCATACTGCCCTTGGAATTGGTTGTAGTGCTGGAGAATACCGTCTTTGACGAACCGCGCCATGATGTTGTTGATGTCGCATTCGTCTTTGAACGCCTGTTTAGCGAGTGACGGTTTCTTGAAGGTGATAGAGAGCCGTTTGCGTGCAAACGGCCCGTTGATGACAGGGTTAACCATGGTTACCTCTTTTTCGGAAGGAAGGAAGTTACGGAGTTGATGATATCGCGGATTGGACCGCTGAGTTGTTTTGCCTCGGCACCGAATAGACCGGCCTTTACCATTGCCCGGCCGGTTTCTGTTTCAAGGAATTCTAGGGCGATTTCCGCCCTTCTAGCTTCCGACTTAGCGGAAGACAGGTTTTCTTGAAGAATTAGCCCTTGCGTGCCGAGATTGGCTGTGAGTTGACGAAGTTGTTGTGTGTTTGCTTGGACGTTGCCGGTTTGTGCGACGATTTGCTGGAGTTGAGATTGGAGATTTTGATAGGTTTGCTTTTGAATGTCGAGACCGGCAGATATTGTTGGAGTGGTTGCCATTTTGTTGACTGTGTCGGCGTCGAGGTTATGACGCGTTGCTTCGGCCTGTTTGGCCTGTTCCTCAAGGAGGTCGATTTGCTTTTCCTGGAGGGACGCCGCCAGAGCCGTGGAGACGCCGGTACGAGCGGCGTCTCCGATGTAGTTGACGGCGGTGCCCATGGCTCCGCCTGGGGTTGATGCCCCGCCGAATTTAGCGGAGAGGATAGGGTTGAGACCCGCCGCGCGGAGGTCTTGAACCTCGCGTTGATGTGCAGTGGAGGACATCCTTTCTTGGAAGTCCATTTGCTCGCGTGCCATGGCCTGCGAGGCTTTTTGCTGGCCTTTTCCACCGAAGAAGCCACCGAGCCCGCTTATAGCGGACCCGATGACTGTTCCCATTGCGGGAGTGAGAAAATCGACCATTAGAAATGATCGATAAGGCCGGGAACCGAATAGGTCGGCATGGGCCTTGCGCAGCGGAGTTTAATGAAGGAGTCGAAAAGTATATGCGGTTCCGTAGTGACCGCGATTACGCGGTCAACGGGAACATTTTCGTTGATGAATTCGTCGTTGAGGACGGGAAGAGTGGCGAAGTCTTGAGCTAGATGCCAGACATCGAGGGATTGTGCGAAGTTAGACCGGAATTCTCCGGTGATAAGCGCAGGCTTGTAGCGGTATTCCGCCCAGCGTTCCTGATAGCCGAAGACGGCATCGTCCGTCGGAGTGCCCTGCGCGAAGATTTCTTTGTTGAGTACGGTTTGTTCGCCAATGTGGGAGAGAGCAGGCCAGTAGAAATCGAACCTTGTGGATCTAGACCACATTCGATTCATGCCCTGCTGATAGGAAAGGTCGGCTCGCACTGAGACGAGACCGATGATGATGCAGTGTTCCGTGAAGGATTGTGTAAAGCCATGCCGCTTCATGGTGGCAGTGCCCATTGCGGCGAGATTGGCTTGAGGGGATGTAGCAGTTGTTTCGCTTTGCTGAGCGATTGGCGTGATGTTGATAGGGGAAGACCCGCCGCCCAGGTATTCTGGACGCTGTAGGCGGGCGTCGGGTGATGTTACGCCGAAGTGAGATTTGATGATCTCTATGTAGCGCGTGCCGCCTCGCGCGTCGCGCTCGAAGAGTTTTTGGATTTGGAAGGCTTGGCGTAGTTCGTTGATGGTGGCGGCTGTGACCGCGCCGAGATCGGCGTAGATAGCTGGATAACCAGGATTTGCATCGTCTTCGTTGGCCCAGCCTTCGGTGAGTTGAGCCGCGCCAGAGTAGCTGAGAGTAGGCGGGCCGCCGGTTGTCTTGAGACCCGTCGGGTTGTTGCCCCAAGTCGCCGCGCTTCCGATACCGATCCCGGTAATAGGCGCGTCGCCAGTAAGGGGCAGCGGGACCGAAGGCCCCTTCTGGGGCCAAGGAAGTGCCGATGTGAAGTAGTCGTGGCGCTTGCCACGTGGAAGGAGCTTGTAGGAGGTCGTCGGATCTGGACCGTCGCCCTTGTGAACGATGGCCGGGTCGCACAGGTTTTCGTCCCGGAACCAATCGTTGTAGATGAGATTATAAGCGCGGAGGAAGTCCGCGCGATGAGTGAGACCGGAGACGTTAGTGGGAAGCCCCATATAGTCGAAGATCGTGTTAGGGGCGTATGGTGACCCGGATGTGATTTTGGGGGTCACGTAGTCCGTTGTCGCGTCCGGTTGATCCTGTTGACCGTTGAACTTTTCCCAGTTGTCCCAGACCAGGCGGATCGGGACAGCGAAGAAGAAGGAGTCGATGTAGAGGTTATCCATAATAGGATGGATGGGCGTTGCCAGGCGGCAGAACGCCGTCATGTTTAGGTTAAATGTGTCGCCGGGCATTGCCTCGTCGACAAAGATAGGAATGAGAAGAGAAGCGTCGAAGGTTGTTTTGTGTGAGGTTGAACGATCGAAGCTCGAGCGCGGAATATCCGCGCGTGGGACTTGTGAGAAGACGTGATTAGAACGGGCCATTAGAAGTCCTCGCGTTTGAAGGGTTTGAGTTTAGCCTCCGCGATTTCCTCGCGGACGGCTA